GCAGAAACTCTGGGTAGCCGTCGCACACCTCGTACACCAGCCCGTCCTTGCGACAGTAGATTTGCCACACGCAAGCGAAGGCCTCGTCGCGATCGTCCCAGCTGTGGCCGTCGGAGTAATTGCCGGTCGCCCACTCGCGCGCCATCGCCACCGGATCAGGCCCGCGGATGTCGGCGCGGCTGTACTCGGTGTAGCCGCTCTTCTTCACGTCGACGCCGTAGATTTCCTCGACCTCGTTGGTCGACAGGATGAACTGCTCGGCGACCCATTCGCTGCCGAGGAAGTTTTTCAGATCGAGCGTCTTGATGTCGGGGATGATGTTGGTGGAGAGCGGCCAATCGAACGTGAGGCCCTCGCGCACAATGAACTCCACCTGCAGCTTCATGTCCTCGATCATCAGGCGCAGCTGCTCGGCTTCCTTATCGTTCTCGTCGGTGATCTCATCGGCCTGGTCGGCGGCGAGGCGCTCCAGCGTCGCGAGGCGCTCGGAGGCATCGGCGATGCCGCTCGCCATGTCGGGGCGCTGATCCATCACGCGCTCGTAGCCGAGCTTGACGTAGCCGACGCCGGTCACGCACGCGCGCCGCACCATCTTTTTCATCATGCTCTTGAACGGATAGGGCTGCTGCTCGACCTCGTAGCTGTAGAGCAGCTCAAGCGTGCGCCCGAGGCGATCGAGCATTGCGTTCTCGTTCTTGACGCGCGCCGCGTCCATCGCGATGTCGAGGCCCGAGCCGATCGCCTGCGCCATCATCGGATTGATCGGCACATTGGCGGCACCGGCGAGGCCCGCCACCATGCCGCCGACGTCCGCGCCTGCGCCAGCTGGTCCGCCGGGCATGCCTCCACCCATGCCAGGCATCGCGCCGCCCATCGCACCACCGAGCGCGCCGTTGATCGCTGCCTGCGCACCGTTACCGGGAGCTGCCCCGCCGGGCATCAGGTTCTGCGCCATGCCCATCGCGCTGCTCATCATGTCGCCTGCGCCAGGCGGCGGCATGCCAGGCTGCACGCCGGGTGGAAGCATGCCGTTGGCGTTCGGCGGCACCGCGCCGGTCTGCATACCCATCATCATCTGCTGACCCATCATCGCGCCGGATTGCATCAGCGCTGACAGCGTCGATTGGCTCCCGTCCCAGCTCGTCGCGTTGAGGCGCTCGCGTCGGCGCGCCACCGCCTTCGGGTTCTTGGCATAGAGGAACGCCGTCTTCTGCGCGATCAGGCGCAGCGTGAGGTTGGCGACGTAGCGCTTGTCCTCGATGTTCTTCGACCACTGCTTACCGAAGACGAACTCCTCGTCTTCGAGCATGCGCTTGTAGGCCTTGTCCCAGTGCCCCTTCGCATTCTTCACGCGCTCGGCCCACGCGGACACCAGGCGCTTGCGGCGCTCTGGCGGATCGGGCTCGTCGCGCGGGATCACATCGGGGCGCTCGGCATCGAGCACCTGCTCCAGGCCTCCCTCGCCGATGGTGCCATCCATCATAGCCATCCCTGCAGGTTCCTCTGTAAGCGCTCGCGGCCCTCCTTGCGGCGCGTCTCAGCGAGCATGGCGCGGAACGTCCCGTCGAGCACCTTGGGCGGCTCCACCTGACGCTGGCGCGGGCGCATCTTGGCGAGCCCAAGGCCGATCAGCGCAAGCGTGTCGACGAAGTCATCGTGCGTGCCGTTCGGAAATTTCAGCAGCTGGTCGTGCGCCTCGACCCACCAGCGGGCGAACTGCGGGAAGTGAACCATCTGCATCGCGCTGCGTGCCTGGATCGCCTGCGCGCGCTGCTGCTTGTCGACCGACGGCGCAATGGTGTCGAGGGCGCAGAACACGCGCTTCTCCAGCATGCGCTTGCGCAGGAACGGCTCGATGCTCTTGATGATCTGACCCTTCTCACCCCACCAAAATTGCGGCTTGTACTTCTCCATCAGCGCCAGCATGCCCTCGACCGCGCCATTGCTGTCGACGCGCCGCCACACCAGGTCGGGCATAATCCAGAGATGATCCTTCTCGTCGACGCCGACGATCATCAGGCAGCTCTTGTCGGCCTTCTGCTCGATCGACACCGCGAGGTCGCACGCGCCGTAAAAGCGCATGCTCTCGTTCGGCGGCACCTCGCGCATCGAGGTGTAGGGCACGAGATCGAGCGCCTTGAAGAACGCACCCTCCTTCGGGCTCGGTCGGCCCTGATAGAGCGATGCGAAGCCGCGCGGGTCCGAGCTGCGCAGGTCGTTGAGATACTCCTCGCTGAAGCGCTCGGGCCACAGCGATGCGCCCTCCTTGCGCCCGAGGATGTCATCGTCCTCGGCGAGCGCCGGAAACTCAATCTTGCGCCACTTCTTGGCCTCGCCCTCGGTGTAGTGCGCGTTGAGCGGGTCGACCAGGCGACCGATGAGATCGTCCTCCGACCACCGCGTCTGGATCAGCACGATGGTGCCGCGCCCGGTCATCAAGCGCGTGCGGATGACTTTCAGGTACCAATCCCACAGCTTGTCGCGGATCAAGAGCGAGCCCGCCTCCTGCGCGTCCTTGATCGGGTCGTCGATCAGCAGCGTGTGCGCGCCGCGCCCGGTTGCCGTCGAGCCGCGCCCGATCGCAAACACGACGCCGTCTGCTGTGGTCTGGATGCGCTTGACGCTCTTTGCGCCGGTCTTCACCTCGACGCCGGGAAAAACCTGCTGATACTGCGGCAGCATCATAATCTCGCGCACGCGGCGACCGAGGTCCCAGCTGTAGTTTTCATTGTAGGTCGCGACGATGATCGAGCGCTCGGGATGCCTGCCCATGTACCACGCGGGATACATCGCGCTCGCCAGCGTCGTCTTGCCGAAGCGCGGACCGAGCGTGACCATCAGGCGCGTGTAGCGCTCGGCCTCGACCTCTTCGAGCGCAGCACCGAGCACGCGGTGGAATTTCTGCGGCTCGTAGAGCGAGTACGTCGGGTCCTCGAAGTGATCGGGATCGGGCATCATAAACTGCGTGAACGCGATCAGGTCCCGACGCGCGTTCAGGATCGCCTTCTTTCGGCGCAGCAGCAGCAGACGACGCTCAACGTCAGACATCAACTCAACTCGCAGCGGACACCAGCCGACATCACGGGCGCGGATTGCGCGGACGCCCGACCGGGTTCGGATGCTTCGTCACCGGGCTGGGCAGCTTCGGATTGTAGGGTGTGCCGGTGATCTCGCGCCCGCAGCTCGCAGCAGGCGGCTTCGGCACAAACGTCTGCACCTTGCCGGTCGGCGAGGTGTGATGGCTCGCGGTGTCCTGCGTGCTCGACGGGCCCGAGGGCGTGGAACGTGGCATTGCGTTTCTCCCGCGCTGTTGCTACTTATTCAGGTTTGCTGAACTACGGTGGTCGACATGAAGGTGCTCTACAAAAACGGGCCTTATCACTGGGTGAGGAAGCCCTACACCCCCGAGGAGGCGGCTTACTTCGAGGGCCCCGAGGGCGCGCCGTACCCTTATGGCGGCGCGCGCGGCGAGCAGTATTACCTCTCCGACAGCCTGCCCGCGCCGGTGCATCTGATGACCTGGCAGCAGGAGTACGACACGTTCTGGAAGCGTCTGCAGAACGTGGAGCACATCGGCTTTTATGGTGGCGCACCGCATCGGTCTAACCCTCCGGTGCCGCCTGCGAGCCCGAGAGCTGGCGCAACAGCGGCAGCGCGGCCAGCACGCCAGCGACCGACGGCAGCGCGATCTTCCCGGCGTCGAGGGCGTTGAAGAGCCCGGCGAGGCCTTCCTTCACGATGATGTTGCGCGCGTTCGTGAGATCGGCTCGCTGCGGCGAGCCGGTTTCGTTTGCGAACTGCAGATCGCGCTCGATCAATCCGGCGACATGCGCGCGCACCGCCGGTGATGCGTCGAGGTTCGCGATCATGGTCGGGTTGAGCTGCTCGCGCAGCTTGGCGGTGACCTGCCCCGAGCCGTGTCCCGCCTCCCACTGCGGACCGTAGTCGACCGACGTTGCGAGCATCTCGGTGCGCTGGCCCGGCTGCGTCTTGAGATAGTTCGCCAGATCGGTGCCGAGCGCCTTCTCGTCGCGCGCCGAGAAGCCCTTCGGTCGGCCCTCCCAGTTGGTGAGCACAGCCTCATCGCCGTAATGCACGACACTCGGCACGTCGTACTTCGCGCCGATGTTCTGCACATCGGTGACCTGCTGTGGCGTCCATTGCCCTCCGCTCGGAAATTGAAAGCTGGTCGATCGCCCCGCCTTGTTGGTCGGCACCAGGCCCGAGGCTGCGCCCATGCGCTGTGCGCCGACGTAGGCCTTCACCGCCTCGGTGCCGCGCAGCAGCTGCTCGCTCGCCTTGTCCCAGGCGCGCTCACCGCTTTTGCCGCTGTAGCTCACCAGCGGACGCGCCGCCTGGCCGGGGTTCACTTCCACGCCAGCAGGCCCCTCGAAGACGCCCGTGGTCGGCACCGTGTCACGCTGATAGAGGCCCGCGGCATCGTGGTAGATGTCGCGCCCGCCCGGCGCGTAGCTCGATCGCGGATCGGCAGCGAAGCGCTCGCGCAAAGCAGCAGGCCCACTCGCAACGCTCTCCAGGTGACCGATGCCCTTGCCGGGCGTCGCCTCGGCGGTGCCATACGCGGTGTATTTCGGCAGCGCCTCGGTGTAGCCCTGCGCCGCTTCAGCGAGAGCGCTCGGCATGTCTGGCGTGCGCTTCTTGCCGAGCAGGCCCTGCGCCTTGCGACCGACCCACGACGCCGCCTGAATTTCCGGCGCGGTCCAGTCAGAGCGACCGCCGAGCTTCATCTCATTGGCGCGCTTCACCGCGAGCACCGTCTCGGCGTCGAGGAAGGCGTGATGCTGCGCCGAGAGCGCGCTGTCCCACGGCTTGCCCTTCGGGTTGGTGTAACCGAAGGCGCGCGCGTGCCAGATGTCGTTGGTGCCGGTCGTCGTCCAAGGTTGGTTCGGATCGAGATTGATGCCGTAGATTTCGGTCTTCTTGCCGAGCGGGATATCGCCGCCGGTGTCGCGCGCGGTGTTGTACTTCGACGCCTGCGCGCCGGTGCGCACGCGGCTCGCCGGTGAGCCAACCTGGTAGGCGTTGCGCGCCTGGATAGTGAAGCCGAGGTTGGTGTTCGGGGTGGCCTGCGCTGAGAACAGCCCGAGCGCCTGCGCGAGCTGGCGCTGCTGCAGCGGATCATTCGGCGCAATGTCCTCGACCAGCTCGCGCGCGAGCTTGTACCACTGGTCGCCCTTGATGCTCGCCCCGATGCGCACCGCCTCGTCGAAGCTGTTGCGCATGTTCGCGATGTCGTTCGTGTCGCGCACATTGTACGGTGCGCCGACATAGCCGCCCTCGGGCTTGGGGATGAGATGCTGCTCGGTGCTTGCGATCTGGATCGCCTCGTCGAGCGGCTTGTCGCGCAGTGTCGTGGCGGTGATCGCTGGTGCGCGCCCGGTCTTGGCCTCCTTCGCCGCCGTCGCCAGGCTTTCAGCCGGTGAAGATACGACGTCGGCAGGGCGCAGCGTCTCAACCGGCAAGCTCGCGCGCGCGGTCGATGGCGGCAGCGCACCAGCAGCTCGCGCCGGGACACCGCTCTTGCCGAGCGGCGTGAATGCCTGCGCGCCTTCTCTGAAGGCCTGCAGGCCCATGCTGCCCGCCTCGCCCGCGGCCTTGCCCAGCATCTTGCCGCCCGGCATCACGCCCATCGCCGAGATCGCAGCGTTGGTCTTGTCGCCGGTCTGCTCGTGATGCCGGAAGTCAGCAGCGCCGACCGGCACCGAGGTGAGCGGGCTGTTGAGCAGCACATTGCTCGCGCCGCGCCCCCAGGCCGCGGCGTTGTAATTGTCCATGCCCATCGAGCGCAGAAAGGACGCGGCGAGATCGCCAGCCGCTTCGCTCGGCGGCGGCTGGTAGGGCTTCACCTCGCCGAAGGGCTGGTTCACCTGATCCTGCGGCGCGTTGAAGGGCGGCAGCTGGCCGTAGAGCTGGAAGCCTGGCGGGGGCTGCGGCGGCAGCGTCTGCGACGCGAGCGCAGGCGTGCGCGGCTTGTAGAGGTTCGACAGCCAGTCGCCCCACGGCAAGCCGCCGCCAGCCGTCAGTCCCGTGCCGAGCTGCTCTTCGCCAGCCATGACGTCACCTGATCGGCGCGCCGAATGCCGCCCACCCCAACAGCAAGAGCAGGATGAACAGCAGTATGTTGCCGCCAGCTGGTTGCCACTGTCCGGTCGTCACGTTCGGCCAATGTGTCCAGAGGCCAAAGACGAGCCAGAGCAACATCAATATCCAGAACAGCAGGCCAATCGTCATCGCGACCTCCCCCGCTTCTTGACGCGGCGCGGCAGCTTGCCGCCCTTGTCGGCCTTCGCGTACTCGCGCCCGACGTTCTTCGGGATGCCGAGCGTGGACTTACCGGCTGCAGCGGCGCGCATCGCGCCGCGCTGTGCTTGCGACTTCATCGGCATGCTTCACCTCCTCAATGAGCTGCTGCGGGCAGCTCTTCCTGTGCGTCTCTGCCGTTGGCAGTGACCTGCTGCACATCCTTGACCTCGACGATGACGCGCCCGTTCGCCACACCCTCGATCACCTGCAGCACAGCGCGCACCGCGTCCCACTCCTGCCCGGTGGTTGGTACGATCGCGATCGCCTTCTGCAAGTACATCACCGTGGCAATTGCATTCTGTCGTTCCATAGTCAGCTCCTCGGTTGTGATATTGCGCCCTCGACGAGATCGAGACGCGCGTCGAGCGTCTTCACGGCGTTGATCAGTGCATAGGTCAGCTCGGTGTTGTTGAAGTCGCGCAGATCATCTACCTCGACACCGTCGATGTAGCCCTTGCGCTTGGTGACGGTGCCGGGGA